CGCGCAGAGCGTCGGCCGTGTAGCCGTTGCTGCCGAGCGAGGACAGGCCGTTCAAAATGCCGGCCGGGGACACGCCGGAGCTCGCCGCCGTGGTCGACACGAACGTCGTGTCGACGCGCTGCGCGCACGCGGCCGCCAGGGAATTGCGCACGAGCGTTTCCGCTGCCGGGCTGGAGTGCTTCAGTATCTCTTTCGAGACCACCGAGAGCGCCGCGACCTTCAGCGGGACTAGCGACACGGTGCTGTAGTCCTGCGCCGAAACCGGGATGGATTTCGACTCGCCGACCCAGTTACCTGTCGCCGCTCCGTCCTGACCCTTGATAGCCACGTGGGCCGGCACCTCGAACAAACCCAGCTTGTCGAACACCGTCATCGAATACAGGAACTCGATGAAGTCTCCGGTGTAGCGCGAGTCGGCTTGCACCAACTCTGCGCCCCACTCGCCCGAACCGGTTCCACCACCAGCGACGCCGGCCTTGATGACCTCGACGAGCTGCGGGGCGCTCTTGCCCCACCGTTCCTGAGCGATCTGTCCCGGCGAACGCCGATCCGGATCGATGTGGGCCAACGCACGCGCGATGCACCGCCGTGTGAAGTTCTGGCCCTTGAAGTCCTCGTCCTTGTCGACGTTCCTGCGAACGACGATCGTCGGGGCGCCGCTGCCCTTCTGGCTCTCGGTCGGCGGCTTGGCCTTGGCAGCCTGCAGAGCTTCGAGACGATGGAGGCGCTCGAGATCCTTGTCGACGGCCTTGACTTCGAGCTCGAGCGTGTCGAACTCCTCGCCTTCGGCTTCGTCCATCGACCGGCCTTCCTCGACCGACTTCTTGCTGACCTCTTCCATCCGCGCCGCCTTGGCCGCACGGGTGTTCTCCAGATCCTTGATCTGGTCTGCAATTGTTTTCACGTGATTTACCTCGGGATGAGAATTACTGATCCGCGATGTGCGGGCTTGTCCCGAGACGCCGGGGGTTGGATCAACTTCACCGGACCGATGCCTTTACGGCCTGACGCGGCCAAAGCACGCTGATCGAGTGACTTGATCGAAGTGATCGTCGCTTCCGTGTTGGCCGGGATGGTCACCAACGAAAGCTCCATGATTTCGATTTCGAGAAACTTGAGACCGCCGTTCTCCAGTCGCTCGAATGCGTCGTTGAGCACTCGGAAGCCGATCGACACTGCGCCCACGAGTCGGTACTGCAATGAATGGATCGCCTCGTCGACGCGCTCCTTGAGGGCGCCGGCTTCCTTGATGATCGGCAGCCACGACGTGAACGGGATGCCGCTCTTCATCGGCTTGCTGAACTGCGTGTGACCCACCGGCTTCGCCGAGTCGTGTTGCCACAGCAGCGGTATCGTCTCGGCGAAGGTCGCACCCATCGGGTCCACGATGTCGTTCATCCGGTCCGGAGTCGGAGTCGTGGCCACGCCTTTGATGACGTGATACTCGCCCTCTTGCGCCATCTTCTCGACTTGCAGGAGGCTGTAAGCCCTTCGCAACATGCGCGTGACTCCTAGACGAAAATGGCTTGATAGAGCTTCTTGCGAGGCTTCGGATTCATCGCCATCAACGACACCGCGTTGAACGTCGCCATGAGCGGATCGATCTTCGCCGTGCCGGACATCTGCTTCGTGATCGTCACCGCGTTGCCGCGCTGCTCGATCTTCGCGTTACCGACGCACCACGCCATCACGCCTTGACGGCCGTGCTTGAGCGCTCGCTCCGCCAACCGCCTCTCGGTCGTCTTGATAGCGCCGTTCAACCGCCATCCTTGCGGGATACCGACGATGCGCTCGTGCTCGATGCCCTCATCGACGATCGCATCGACGATCGCCCCGATGCCGGCTTGGTCAACCCCAATGCGGTCGAGCAGGTTTGAATCCTCGACGCGGCGAACGTAGCCGCCCACTTCACGAACGTCGTCGCCGATCTGCTCGACGATGCTCAAGTCTCCATCGTGCTCGAAGCCGCGGAACGTCTCGGCCTCGCTCTTCCGCCGCTCCAGCACGATCGGGTGGATCCAAGAGTGGGTCCAAAGTAGCCAGTGCCCAGTCCCCACCTCACGCCCAACTACGGCCATCCCGAGCATGTCGTCGAGCCCACCGCCGTCTATCCCGACCGTCGCGACGTCACTGCGCGCGAGCAGCTCGTCGAGTGACAGCGACTGGCCCGCGGCCGCCCAGAAGTCGGCGCCGGCCCAACGGTTGGACCGCAGGCTGAGGCCGATCTCGACATTAAGATGCTTCGCGAGGAAGCCGCGCATCGACTGCTCGCCAGCGTTCTGCGCCTTCCGCAACTCGCGCTCGAGGAAGGCCGGATCGACCGAAGCGCCGATGTTCGGGTTCGTAACGTAGAACCGCGTCGGATCGAGGTAGCCTTTTTCCTCGATCGTCTTGGCCGGGTATTCGTAGATCACCGGCAAAAACTGCTTGTCGTCGACCACCCCGTCGCGCACGTCGCGCGCGTATTGCAGCTTCTGGCGGAACACGCCGGCGGGCGGCTCGTCGGACTGCGTCGAGAGATAGATCACGAAACCTTCAGGGCGAGACGCCAGCCCTCCCGTCGCCTCGCGCAGCATGTTCTCCGCGTTCGGCTTCTTCCCGAATAGCCAGAGCTCGTCGACCAGAACCCCGCTCGCCTTCTTGCCGCCGACGGTCTCTTCGTCGGCCGCCACGACCTTCAGCGACGCGTTGTTCGTCCGGTGCGCGATCGTCCGCGTGTGATCCTGTACGTGAAGTAGAGCCGAGAGCTCGTCGCTTGCCCTGACCATGTCCCGCGCCGGGTAGAACGAGTTATTCGCAATCTCGATCGTCGGCGCGAGAATCAAAAACTCGGCTGAGTGCCGCCAGTTGCGGATCAATGCCGTCAGCATGATCCCTGCGGCCATCGTGCTCTTCGTGTTCTTCTTGCTGACCAGCAGCAAGAACTCCGTGATCAACCGCCGTCCAGTGTCCGAGTCGTACGCCCCGAACACCGCGCTCACGAACTCGGTCAGCCACGGCCGGCACGCCCTCCCGATCGTCGGCTGGCCGGCGACGTCGACCAACGTCAGGTCGTTGAACACCTCGAGCGCCGCGCGCGCCTCGGCCGGAAACAGCGGCTTGAACGGGATGATCGACCCGCCAGGGGCCAATACGCGCGCCGGCCAATCCGGCGACGCCGTCGACCACTCCACCCTACTTCACGATCGCCAAGCGAGGCGGAGCAGCGGGAGCCAGCTTGCCCGTGGCCACCACTTCGGCCTTCGCCTGGCGCTCCTCTTTCTTGCCGCCGTCGTCTCGCTTGACGTGCACGTACTGAGCCGCCGCGATCGCCGCTCGCAAGCGAAGATTCGGCTGCACCTTCTCGTCGTGCATGACAGCCAGCAGGTACTCCAGCGGCGTCTGCGTCTTCGGCGGCGATGGCAGCGAGGGCGGCTCGACAGCGGGCGGTATCTTACGGCCCATCGCCCAACACCGGATTGAAAGGGGAGTTTTTTTTCTGCGAATGGGGGGCTCGCGGTTTCCCGTGGTGTTGTAAACCCGATCGACACTCCCCCCCGCCCGCTCGCGCGCCCGCCTCGGTCGCCGTCTTGTCTCGATGGCACTCGATGCACAGCACCTGCAGGTTGTGATCTGCATCCTCGCCGCCGGCCCACAGTGGCACCTTGTGGTCTACCTCCATGCCTATCCGCACCTCGCACCTCTGGCACATCGGGTGCTCAGATAGCAGGCGGCGATTGCGCTCCTGCAGTGCCCGGCCACGCACGCTGCAGCAAGGACACCAGGGGCTTCAGTGTTGCGAGCTTCACGCGTTGAACTCCGCCACTTCCGCATCCAACAGAGTCGACAGCTCGGCATCCGTCGCGCCTGCAGCGCGCGATGTCTCGCACGCCTCGGCGCCGCTGCGCGTCGGGTGCGGGTGACCACGGTTGCACACGTAGCGCGGCACGGTGGTCGTGGGGTTGAGCCTCACTCGTACTTCCTGCATGGCGCTATAGGAACCTTTGGTATTCGGCCCACAGTTCGGGCGTGTCCTGCTTACTCATCTTCGACCACGGTTTGTAAGCACCGTAGTGGATCATCCGAGGCTGCGGGTCGTCGTCGCTCGATTTCTTGAAGCCGCTGAGGAAATAGACGCCGTGCTCTTCGCCAATGACGGGGGCACCGGGGAGCTTCAGGCTGAGCCACACCTGATCGCTACCTCGCCATCCGGATTTGGCGCACTCGATCGGGCCCTGCGTCCAGTCGAAGGCGTTCCACACGTCCGCATGTTCGCCGACTCTCAGCGCGAACATGCCGCCGTTGTAGCGGCGCAGTCCCGGTTGGTACTCGTAAGCCCGCAAGATCGAGAAACCGAAGCCGTTCATCATCGTTTCAACGACGTCGGTCACGTCCTCGAGAATCAGCGTGTCGAGATCGATCGACAGGATCCACTCGGTTCCGAACTGCGCCGAGAACCCTGGATCGAAATACCGCAACCGCCGAAAGCAGTTGATGCCGTTCTTCACGCTCATCTGCTTCGGCTCGGGAGGCAAAGGCAGAACCGCGTCGACCTCGCCGCTTTCACACGTTGCGTCTTGGTCGGTCAGCAACACGATGCGCAACGGCGTCCGTACGTATTGCCTCAGCATCCGAGACATAGCCCGGACATTCGCGATCGAGTAGAGAGGCCGCCAGCCGACCCACCACGTCAAAATGACGGTCAGCGGCGGCGCTGCCATACCGTCTTGTTGCACTTCCCGAACCCCCGATAACTTGCGACGTGTTCGAAGTCGCGCGCGAGCTCGCGTTCTCCGCCTTTCCCGGGCCGAAGATCGAGGATCAATCGGCCACCGGGCACAAGCGCCCTTGCAACCGCTGCTCCGTAAATGCTCACCGGATAGTGCCAGCCCCACGAGATCAGCGACACGATGTTCTGCACCGTCGGCAGCTCTGTCGCGCCCACTGGCCACCATCGATGCTCAGTGATGCCGTTCGCGGCCATCATCAAGTCGGTGGCTGACCGATCGTTGTACGGCTCCATTGAAGGGCCGTAGTTGATGTGCCGAGATCCCCAGCTAGTACCGTCCAGAAGATGAAGCGTGCCTCCGCAATGCTTCGCGATCAACACCGACGGTCCGCCGAGACCGCAGCCGATGTCGAGCACATCACCAGTGATCAGGTACGGTTTCATCGCGGCCACATCGAACTGGCACGCTGCGACGTAAGCCTCGGCTGACTTCGGTTCGCTGCGCTGCGCCAAGTAATAGCGCTCGACGCCAGGCGGGATGATCAACTGCACAGCGCTGCTATCGCCCCAAGAACGCGATCGACTGAGATGCGATTCATCGCCGCGACGCACGATTCGTTCGTTTCTCGCTGGCCCAAGCAGCGCTCGTCCGGCTCATCTAGATTGACGTGACCTTCGTAGCCGAACAGCTTCGGCTGATTGAAAGCGCCGAAAATCACGACCGCGGGCACGTTCATTGCTCCTGCCGCGTGATGCAATCCGCCTTCCGTTGTGACCAGCAGTTTCGACCACCACAGCACCGACACCGCGTGCTCGAAAGTTCTGGTCGGAACGACTTCGACCCGTTCAAGCGTCCGCGCGCCTGGCGCGACGCATTGGATGCACGGCTGCTTGCATCTATCGACGAGCTCCTGCCAGCGATCCCACGGCCACTCCTTGTTTCGCCCCGAGAAGGTACCTTTGACGTGCGGCGCTACCATCAGCATCCCGGCGTACTGCTTGGCCCATTCCTCGTGGAGTACCTCGACCTCGCCTGGCTTCACGCGGAAATCAGGGTTGAAAACCGTGCGATCTTTCTCGACTCGGCCGTACCAGCGGTTACGGTCGTTCGTCGTGGCCATGATTCGGTCGCCGTGACCACCACGGCCGTGGAAACGGAAGTCAGCTTTCACGCGCCCCTTCATCCTAGGCTCGACGAGGGTGAGGGCAAGGACGAGGTGCGGCAAGCGGCACATCACACCATGCTCGGCGAGAACGTTAGGTAGCCGTAAGCAACCTCGCTCTTAGCGCCAGCACCATCCTCTACTTCGACGGAGTATCGATACGTTCCGATCAGCGCTTCCGTGTTCTCGTCAGTGATCCCGATGGTGATCTGTTGCGCACCATCTATTTGCGCCGTGGCATTCGAGTCTGAGCTGCTTCGTACAGCAGCGGCATCGCTCGGCCGTCTCTTTATCGCGAACCGCGGCGTCATGCCCGTCACGACCTGATCGGTTGTGAACGTGATGCTGACGGTTTCTCCTGCGGCAAACGAGAAGCTCTGCGGGACCGCACGCTCAGCCACTACCGCCTCCTTTGATGCTGCTCACGCTGGCGGTCGCAGAGATGCGGGCGACACTCACTGCCGTCGCACGACGCCCAACTATGGATTGCGGTCCGCCGATGAGAACTGTAGGGCTGCCAACCTGCGCAGTAACCGTAAGCCCCTGAAGCGCGGCCAATGCCTCGCCCGTGGACAAAACACCGATCTGCGCGATGGCCTGAACGCCTGCGGGGAAAGCCTCGACGTCCGTAGAATCTCCGCCCTCGACGCCCGCGATCCCAACCTCAGCAACCGCCTCGACACCAAGTATGTCGAGTAGGCCAGTCCAGCTCGGTTGAAGGTCGCCGACCTCGGCCGTCGCCTCAACTCCTTGCGCCACGGCTGACGCGCTGCTGTCCGTGGTGCCGACGAGAGTGCCAAGAGTCGCTATCGCTTGTACGCCACTCGCCGGTGCGGAGGCTGTGGCTACCCGAGTCAGACTGCCCAACGCCGCAGTTGCCGACACGCCGTCAAGGGGTGTCCCGATGTGCGGTGTCAACGACCCAAACGCAGCAGCCGATTGGGTACCGTCTACTTCCTCCGTTATCGAGGCTGAGAGAAGCTCCTCGGCAACTGCGGTCGCAAAGACTCCCTCGATGGACCGCGTGATCGAAACTGCTACGCCACCGACCTGAGCCGTGGCGAATACGGTGGTCGGCTGTCCTGTGCCATGCAAGATGCCGGCGCCCGTGACCGCGAGCGTGCCAACACTCGCGGGGATCGAGAAGCCCTCTAGCCCAACGACCGCGATCGACAGGGACAACGAACCGACCTGCGCGGTCGCAGATACGCCGCCAATCTGCACGACGTATCTGGACCCACCGAGCCCGAGAGGCGTACCGATTTCGGCCGTCGCCGACACGCCTGAAGCTGCGACGCCACCACTGACGGCAAGCGACCCTACCGCAGCACCGATGCCGACTCCACTCGGCTCGGCGACAGACGAAATGACCAAGGACAGCGCGCCAACGGCGCCCGTCGCGGCGACGCCGGGAGGCGAGCCAGTCGCATTCGTCCCGCCCCCCGGAACGATCGCTGCGAGATCGCCGAGAGCAGTGACGGACTGAACACCGGCGATACCGGCCTCAACGTTTGAGACCGCCAGAGTCCCAACCGACGCCGTGCTCGACACTCCGCTAAGCGCCACCGAGACCAAAATCTCAGCGAACGTGATGAGCGAGACCGAGCCAGCGTCGCCGCCGAGCGCCGACTGATTCTGCGAGACATTCGCGACGGTGCCGGCCGTCGTACGGATGTTATAAGCGAAGCTCGACGAGTTGTCGTTCGAGGAGTTGTTGCGGTACTGCGCTCCGAGGTTAGTCTTACTCCACCCGGTTCCCGCAAGCGTTCCGTAAGAGTTATCGTCGATCGAGTGCCACGCCGCGACGGTGGCGGTGCTCGCGGCCGTCGTGTTGCGGCCCGTAACCGTGACCGTGAACGGCGTCGACGGCGCCGAGTAGTTCGCTGGCGTCGGGCCAGCCTCGACCGACCACGTGTACGCGGCAGACGTTGGTCGAAAGACCAACATCTGCGCGTCCATGTTGTTCGTGCCGGACGTAACCGTGAACGCCGGGTTGGCACTCCATGTGCCGTTGAACCGACACCAGAACACCCGCGCCCGGATGTTCGTCGTGTTGTACTGCGTGGTGGTGTTCCACGTCTGCCCGCCCGTGTTAGAGGGCGCGTCTGCGATCGTTGCAGCAGAGTCGCGATAGCGGACGCTGACATAGACCAGGTCGCCGTCGACCATCGACGCCGGCGGCGTCAATGTAACGGTCGGCCCCGCCTGCGCGGAATTATCCGCCGGGACGGTGGCTACATTGAAGAACGTTATCGCCACGGGATCACCCCGTGATGGTCGTCAACGTATACGGGGGAGCGGGCCTGCCTATTGCAACCGCGGTGCCTAGCTGAGCGGTCGACGCTACCCCCGTTACCGGAACGACCGCGCTGGCCAGCGGCCACCCGCCGATAACCGCCGGGTTCGCGTTGATGTCGAGCATGTCCTGATCCACCAGCAGAGTCCCGCGACCCTCGGCGACGTAATACAGGCGGCCCGTGTACCCGCGGTAAGTCGTGAAGTCGAAGCCGCGGCCGCTCCACCCGCCATCGGTGCCGAAGAATTGAGAGCCGTCGAAGTTCGCACTGCCGGAGATGTTCTGAACAGCGCCAGCGTTCAGCACCGCCTTGCCAGTAACGGCGGTTATCGTCGTCATGTTGACCATCATGACGGCTTGGTAATCGGTGTTGAACAGCAGGTTCTCGAACACAAACGCCCGTTCGCTGCCGCCAACCGACATCACGCGGCATTGCAGGTTGAAATTGTTCGATGACGTCGGCGGTACGACAACGAACGACAAGCCCCCCGCCTGCGACCCGCTGATGTTCCGCCCATACAGGTAACCAGTGTTGGTCACCGTGTCGAAGCTGGCGAGCTGAAACCCGATAGCACCCCACATCGACTGAATCGTGTTCGGCATCGCGATCGCAGTGTCGGCAATGTACGGCTGGTTCGCCGTGCCAACTCCCGTGATCGCGCGCCAGTAGCCGAGGAACGGTGTTCCAGGATTCCACGACCAGTGCGTGTTGACGGTGCCCTGCGCAACCGTGCCGTTAGTCGCAACTGAACCGTAGTTGGTAACAGTCGTGCCGCTCGACGCGTCGAGCACGTGCAGTATTTGGGGTTGCGTTACCGCCATGCGCCGAGCTCCAACACGTAGGGACGCCGCTGTTCGATCAAGATCCGATAGTTCGCGAGCTGCCTCTCCAGCTCGGCCGTGTCCTTGCCGCGCCGCACCCAACTAGCCCGAATGTCCTGCTCAGCACGCCGAGTCGTGAGCACGATCCCATCGTGAGCGAGAACCAGAGCCATCACACTTTCGAACAGATGCGCGAATAGCAGGTGGCGTGGCCCAGCTTTCTCGCGCTCCTCGATCGGACACGTCTCGCGGCCGAGAATCTCGATCGCTCGCATGGTCCCGGAATGCTGAACCGTAGCCAGAAGGATCAACGCCGCCACAGGTGCATCGTCTGCGACGGGTTCGGGTTGCCGCTGATGTAGTGGAACATCACGCCGTGACCCGGAATCGTGATCCCAAAGTAAAGGTATACCGGCCCACTGTTCACCGGATCGAACGGTAGCGTTGCGATACTGCGAGTTGTTCGATTTCCCGTCGTGGTCGTCGTTTCTTTGAGCCAATTGGCGAACATTCAAAATCCTCGCAAGAGGTTCGCGCGACGACATCCGTCAAATCAGTGCCCGAAGAGATACATCGTGGTCGACGGGTTCACGGTCGAGCCGCTCATCCACACGAACATCGTGACACGGTGGTCCCAGATCGGGATGCCGAAATAGCACCCATTGGACGGAGTGAAGGGGCGTGTCGCGATCTGCGATCCCCAGGTGTTCGCGATCGCGTTGTAGTCGACGATCGACCCGGCACTGCTCATCGCCCACATCCGCCCGCCGCGCGTTGACGCGTGAACGGTTCCGGAGGGGTTGTCCTGGAACGGCACGCCGACGTCGAACGGCACGTCGGCGACACGCGTCACCGTGCCGTCGGCGACGAGCTTCCACATCTCCGGGTTACCGTCTCCGCCGAAGTAGACCGCGTCGTCGGGCGGGTTCCAGCACGACCAAGAGTGGGCGTTCGGCGGGAAGGTCGCGGCGACGTTAAGTCTCGTCGTCCAGGTGTTGGTAATCGGGCTCCACGTGTAGCAGAACCCTCGTCCGCAGAACACGAGCCCGCCCGCGCGGCTGTGCAAGCCCGGATGCCACTCGATGCAGCTCGCAACGTTGAACGGATCGAACAAGCTGCCGGGATGAGCAGGCAGAGTGGGCCACACCGTGCCGCCGCCTGAGTTGTACGGTCGGTTGTAGACCGGCCCATCACCCATCCCTTTCAGGAAGAAGCGCCCGTCGGACGGCCGCACGGCGAAGCGGTAGTAGCCGTGGTGGACGTTCAACGTCCCACCAGTGTTGTTGGGGTCTTCCGGCGAATCGTCCTCCTCGGGTTCCCACGTGTTCGTGGCGTCGATATAGCGGATCATCCGCTCCAGCCCCAGGTTGCCGTGGGTGCCGCCGTAGAAGTAGCACCGCTTCTGGTTCGCGAGCCGACAGCCGCGCGGAGCGAAGGACACGATCGAATCCGCCACGTCTCCGCGCGTGAGGAGGCTCTGCGTGAGACTCGTGCTCACGAGCGTGCCCCACTGGTTCTGCGCAACGGTCGCCGCCGCCTGTCGCAGCGGAGTATTGTCTGGCCACGTCTGCGGGTACGGGATCACGCCCCCGTCGCGGCGACTCACGAGCCAGCCGACGTTGCCGAACGTGTTGACGCCGCCTCCGCCGGTGCGCCCCGTGTGGAAGAACGTCTGCCAAAACGCGTTGATGCGCTTGTTGAACCCCTGGCCGTAATCACTGACCTCTGTGGGCAACAACTTGTTCTGATCGTCCTGAAGCAACACCCACGACGTGTCGTTCCGCGTGCCGAAGTACCAGCGGATGCGATTCGTCGCGGCGCTGTAGCTGTTGAGGTCGACGCGGAGCTTGAACACGCCCCAGTCGTCTGGAGGAAACAGCCGTGGGCCTACCGGGGTCGACGGTGTGTTGAGCCGCTCCCAGAATTTCCACACACGCGAGCCCGGGATCGTGTCCGGACGACCTGAGTTTTCATACGAATGCGTGCCCGCACGTCCGAACGCTTTCTCGCAGTTCGACCACGCCGCGCCGGTATCCGGGTTGACCACGGCAGCGGTCGTCAGCGCGTTCACTCCCCGATCAATCTGCCCCTGGAAATTGGAATCGGGAAATGCAGCCGGACAGTTGAAGTCGACGTTGGTCTGCCACGGCTGCGTGAACGGCGGGTTGCGGTGATACCCCTGCGGATAGCCGCGCTGAATTGAGTTCTGCCAGACGATCTCGAACGAGTTGTTCGATTTCCCGTCGTGGGCGACCATGCCGAACTTCCATCCACCCCCTCCCGGGAAGATCGTGTCGCGCAATTCTCGCGGTATGAAAACCGCAAACGCGACCTCGAAAACCACCCCCGGGTCGTAGCCCTGATCGGTCGAGTTATTGACCCCG